GCTGTATTTTATTACGGATGGATTAACTTCTTTAGATGTTAATGGGGATGCAGTTGTGGTTACTGCAAATTTAGATTTAAATACAGAGTACATTCAAAGCATTAATTTAAAAGATTACGATAGTGGCGATGTTATAACTTGTGAGTTTGTTTATGAAGATGAAACACGTACAATTACTTACGATGTTTTAGAGGGATGCAAATACCCAGTTATCAACTGCGTTTTTATAAATAAGTTCGGATTTCCACAATCATTTTTCCTTACGTTGGTAAACAAAATAACAGATGAGGTTGATGGCGAAGATTACAGAGGGTTGACTTCTAACTTTGGGATTTATAATACAACGGATCACCAATACAGCACGTTTAATTTAAACGGAAGAAGTGAAATCATTTGTAATACTGATTACTTAAACGAGATTGAGAACGAGAACATAAAACAGATGTTACTTTCAGAGAAGAAATGGTTTATTGAAGATGGCGAAATATTACCGGTTAATTTAGAGAGTAAATCGGTGGCTTATAAAACGCAATTAAACGATAAGCTAATTCAATACTCATTCAACTTTAAATATTCATTTGACATCATTAATAACGTACAATAATGATAGGAACAAATCTTTACATACAAGATATAAATAACCCCGATAATTTTATAAAGGTTGATTTGTTTAAAGATGAAAACTTTGAGTTAAATTCAAGCGTTCAAAATATAAATGATATTTCAAAAACCTTTAGCGATTTTTCGCAGTCTTTTACTGTTCCGGCAAGTGATACAAATAATACAATATTCCAACACTATTATAATTCCGATGTAGATGGGAGTTTTAACCCTAACATTCGTGTAAGCTCGTTGATTGAGATTGGCAGTTTACCTTTTAGATATGGATTGATTCAGTTGGAAGATGTTAAACTGAAAAACGCTCAACCTACAAGTTATACAATTCGCTTCTTTTCAAAAGTAGTAAATTTATCTGATAGATTTGGAGATGATGAGTTAACAGTTTTAGACTTGTCAGAGTTTGACCATGACTTTACAAGAAGTATAGTTTTTGATGCAACACAAGACGAAAGTATAAACAATGGAGATATTTATTATCCTTTAATTTCAAGCATAAGAAACTTTCAAATCGGAACAGGAAATACTGATGATATTACTAATGTTTTGGGAGAGATAAAATATACTGATTTAAAACCTGCTTTAAGAATTATTCGCATAATAGAAGCAATAGAGAATAAATATAATATTTCATTTGATAGGGATTTTTTAAATCGTGCTGCTTTTGGCAATTTGTTTATGTGGTTGCATTCTTATTCAGGCGAAATAAAAGTTCTTTCAACATCATTAAGTATAGATTATACAACTTTAACAACAGTTGTTGCTGAATGGAGTGTTCCAAGTCCGGAGATTAATATTACTACTAATTCTGTTGCCATAGATTGGGAAACTAATTTTAGTGCTTATAATATAAGACCAAATTATAAAAGGGCAAAAGTATTTATTAAAATAATTACAACATCTTCTTATCCTTATGTTTTAGAAGTATTTGATAATGGTGTTTTATACGCTACCTATGATAATTTATTTCAAACTACAAATACTCAAATTTACAATAAAAGAGAAGATGGAGATGCATCAAATCATTTATTTACTTTCAAAGTTTCAAGTATAGGAGGCAATTTAACTTTTACATCTGAATTAAAATATGAAGGTTGGATATATTATTACCCACCTAATTACCCACCTAATTCAATTACAAAAAGAATTTTAACAGCAACTTCAGCAAGTCAAACAACGGCTAATTCTATTTTAAAAATATCTGAACAAATACCAAAACTAAAGGTTAGAGATTTTATTACTTCAATTATAAAAATGTTCAACTTGGTTTTAACTCCAACATCGAACAATACTTTTTCATTTATTCCATTAGACGATTGGTATAGTAAAGGAAAGTTAGTAGATATTACAAAATACATTGATACCAAAAATATTACAATTAAAAAACCGAAGCTATTTAAACGTATAAACTTTAAACATCAAAAGTCAGGTCAAATATTAAATGAACGATTTAGAGAAAACAATGGTCTTGATTTAGGTTATGGGGATTTGGCAACTACTTATGATATTGATGGTGAAGAGTTGAAAGTTGAAACGCAGTTTGATAACTTAATGTTTGAAAGACTGATTGATAGAAGTAATGACGATGTTACAAACGTGCAAGTTGGCAAGTCTATCGATAAAACTTTACAACCTTATATCGGTAAGCCTTTTATTTTTTATAGATCCGGTTATCAGTTTTATGACTTGCCAATTAAAGCTGATAGTAATCCTGATTTAGATTATACATGGTTTACTTCTACTGAAAACGATAGTTTTTTAGAGCAAGTTACACAATCGGTAAACTTTTCAACTGACATATCAACGTTTTTATACTCTGAAATAGATAATAACCTATTCAGTAACTATTGGCAAGACTATATTTCGGACTTATATTCAAGTAAAAGACGATTAGGGAACTACAGAGCGCAGTTACCAATAGGCAAAATGATTGATATTAACCTAAATGATAGGATACAAATAAGCGATAAGGCCTATATTATCAACTCAATGAAGTCTAATCTTACTACAGGAGAGGTAAATTATGAATTATTGAACTATATCGGACTGCCTTTTAAGAGTATAAATTCAATTATACCTATTACAGTAGATACTATTGAGTACTCGGTTGATACAACTGATTTAAGTGCTGATGTTACTTACTATTATTTACCACAATATTCGCCATTTGATAACGGAATTCAATATACAGAATTATCCGTTACAAGTGGAGCGCAAAATTATGATTTAAAAATAACTGCCAACAGTCCTTATGTAGTTACAAAAGTAGATACAGGCGATGGTGTTGGATGGGTTGATTTAGAAAATAGTTTCGGAAATACAACTGCTTATCTTTTAATCAAGGTTTCAGAGTACACAAGTGCAATAACAAACCCAATTTTAGTAAGAACTATGGATTTAGAGGTAACTATAGGAATTGACACGTTTACATTAACAATAACACAAACACAATGATAGCGATATTAGTAGAAGCATTAAATAAAATGGAATTTTATAACGGAAGCGATAACATAGAATTTGCAAAAGGTGCTTATCGATGTCCGAGAACTTTTAAAGAAACGATTAAACAATATAAGAGATGGCTATTAAGAAAGTTGTAGAGATAGATGTTGATGTAGTACGTGCCAATGGCGGGTTAGAAAACTTCACGCAAAATTTTAAGAAAAGCGAAGAAGCCGCTAAATCTTTAAAGGCTCAATTACGTGAGGCACAAGCGGAAGTAGCAGCCTTATCTGATAAGTTCGGTGCTACTTCACGTGAGGCGGTTGAAGCAGCTAAAAGAGCAGCAGACCTAAAAGATAGAATTGGTGATGCTAAAAGTTTAACCGATGCATTTAACCCTGATGCAAAGTTCAAAGCATTAAGCGGAGCTTTAACAGGTGTTGCGGGTGGCTTTAGTGTTGTTACCGGATTGATGGGAACGCTTGGTTCAGAAAGCAAAGAAGTAGAGGGAGCGATTTTAAAAGTTCAATCTGCTATGGCAATTGCAAGTGGAGCTCAAGCAGTTGGAGAAAGTATCGATTCATTTAAACAACTTGGCGCAGTAGTTAAATCTTTTTCATTAGTTCAAAAAATTAGTACAGCGGCTCAATGGCTTTGGAATGCTGCTATGGCTGCCAATCCAATAGGCGCAATTGTAGTTGTTGTTACTGCATTAATCGCTGCTGGTTATGCTTTGGTAAAAATGTTTATTTCAAGTTCAGAGGCGGCAGATATGGCAGCGGCTAATAATAAAAAGTTAGCCAAGCAAATGGATTTACTTTCTGAAAGTATTGCCAAAGCAAATGCTGAAGGAGATTTAAATAGAGAAACGCAGTACAGAATGGCAGAAGCTTCCGGTGCAAGTACAAAAGCGTTAAGAGAATTGAATATTGCTTTAGCTGATCAAGCCATCGCACAGAAAAAAGCAAATGCAGAGAAAGCACAGGCAATATATTTTAGTGTATTACAAAGCGATGCAGATGAGGAACAAACTAAAAAAGCAAAAGAATTATTTGAGAAAGCAAATAAAGATTATTCAGATGCTATAACTGCACGTAATAAAATAAGAATTGATAATTCAGTTCAAGAAGTACAAGAGGCAACTGATGCGAGAGAAAAAGCAGCGGAAGCACAAAAGAAAGCAAATGATGAATTATTAGAAAAACAAAAAAAAGCAAATCAAGAACGGATTGATGAGTTTTTAAGATTAAAACGTGCTGAAACTGATATCGCAAACCAAGCCGCTTTAGATAGAGAGAAAGCAGATACTGCTTTTTTTGATAAAGAAATGGAAGCGAGAAAAAACAATGAGCTTTCTAAAATGACTGAACAGGAAGCGGATTTGGAAAGAGTGCGTTTAAAGTATGAAGCAGATTTGGCTTATGCTGAACAAAATGGATTAGATGCAAGTGCTTTAAAAGAATCACAAGAAAATGAAATCAACGATATTAATTTAAAATATCAAGGAATTGATTATGAAAATAAAAAAGCGGCTGCTGATGCTGAAATTAAAATAGAAGAAGAAAAAGCAGCGGCAAAACAAAGAGCATTACAAGCATTTTCTTCAGGTCTTAAAACAGCAGCAAGTTTATTAGGTGAAAGTACAGCGGCAGGAAAAGCAGCAGCAGTAGCAGCAACAACAATAGATACAATTCAATCGGGAGTTTCAGCATATAAAGGAATGGTAGCAGCAGTTCCAGGACCAGTTGGTATTGCTTTGGGAGCAGTTGCAGCAGCAGGAGCTTTGGCTTCAGGTTACGCATCTGTTAAAAAGATTTTAGCGGTTAAAACCCCCGGAGGCGGAGGAGGCGGTGCGAGTGCAGGCGCAGGTGGTGGCGCACCTGCACCACCCCCACAATTTAATATTGTAGGTCAAAGTTCAACAAATCAATTAAGCCAAACAATAGCAACTCAACAAAATAGACCTATACAAACTTACGTTGTGGGTAATCAAGTTAGTACTCAACAATCTTTGGATAGAAATGCGGTAGCAACATCGACTTTTGGATAAAAAAAATATATCACTAAAAAAAAACATCGTTATATAGTTATGAAAACATACGAGCTATTTTTATCGGATGAAGATTTGCAAGGGGTAGATTCTATTGCAGTAGTTGGATCTCCGGCCATGGAAAGCAAGTTTATTGCTTTGGCAGATGAAAAAAAAGTACAGTTTACTAAAATCGATAATGAAAAGAAAATTTTATTAGGGGTTGCATTAATTCCCGAAAAAAAGATTTATCGATTTGATGAAAAAACAAAGGAAGAATATTATGTTTATTTTTCTAAAGAAACAATAAAACGTGCCTCGGAATTATACCTTAAAAAAGGTAATCAAAGTAATGCAAATTTAGAGCATTCTAAATATACATTGAATGGCACAATCGTAGAGAGTTGGATTGTTGAAGATTTGAAAAAAGATAAGACAGCATTGTACGGAATTGATGCACCTGTTGGCAGTTGGGTTGTGGCTATGAAAATTGAAGATGAGGAACAATGGCAGTTGTGTAAAGATAACGGAAGCGGATTTTCAATTGAGGGTATGTTTGACGAAAAAGTAACATTAAAAAAAGAGAATATGAATTTTAATCAAATGAAAGAAGATTTGCTAAACGAGTTTAAAACTCTTTTAGGCAAACAAGTTAAATTGGCCGAGTGGAAAACCGCTGATGGCAGTTTAACATTAGTTACAGAAACTGAAATGCCAGAGATTGGTGGTACTATTTCAGTTGCTACTCCTGATGGGAATGTACCTGCTCCGATTGGAGAGTACACGCTTAACGATGGAACTACTATTTCAGTTTCAGAGGTTGGTATCATTTCAGAGATTTCAGCAAAAGAAGAAGAAGAAGTTGTTGAAGCTCCGGTTGAAGAATTAGCTACTCCTGCATCAGTAAACACAAATGAGGTTTCAGATTTGAAAAATGCTATTAGTTCAATGCTTATTAAATTCAATGAGGATTTAGAGCAAAGATTTTCAGCAATAGAAACTAAATTATCAGAGCAAGTTAAAATTAACGAAACTTTAAAAGTTGAATTATCAGAAACTCCTGCTGTAACAAAAACAAAAGTAGCACCAATAGAAGCTACAAAAGAAAAACCAAAAACATTAAAAGGGCGATTAGCATTATCATTAACAGAATTAAAAAATAAAAACTAAAAAAAGATGGCAACAGAAACAACAGTAAACAGTTCCTATGCTGGAACGGTGGCAGGGGAAATAATAGGAAAAGCTTTCAAAGAAGCAGATACTATTCAAAGAAATTTGGTAACAGTTTTACCAAACATTCCGGTAAAACAAGTAATCCGTAAAATTGATTACGGAAATGGTAGAACAGATTATTCTTGTGGTTTCACTCCTGCGGGAAGTGTAACACTTGACGAGGTAATTTTAGAGCCAAAGAAAATTAAAAACGAGGCTGAACTTTGTAAAGAAGATTTCAGAAATGTATGGGATACTGCCTCAATGGGGTTCTCGGCTCACAATGATAATATGCCGGTTGATGAAGAAGGTGCATTATTAGTAGAAATTTTAGCAGATACAGCACAAGCTACAGATGCTAACATTTGGACAGGAGATGCTACAAACGATGGAGAGTTTGACGGATTCATTCCTGCTTTTTTAGGCGATGCAACTGTAATCGATGTTACAGCAGTAGCAGTAACAAAAGCAAACGTAATCTCTAAAATCGAGGCTGTTATGGCTGCTGTTCCTACAGCTTTGAGAAGAAAAACTGATTTAGTTTTCGCAGTTTCAAGCGATGTGGCTTTGTTTTACCAACAAGCATTAGTTAGCGCAGGTATTTCTAACGGATTAGGAGGTAACGATATGCAATTACGTTACGGAAATTATGTGCTTGAAATTATAAATGGTTTGCCTGATTCAACTATGGTAGTTTACCAAAAGAAAAACCTTTATTTTGGAACAGGTTTGCTTTCGGATCACAATGAAATTCGTGTGAAAGACATGGATGATACTGATTTGAGCGGAACAGTTCGTTACAAAATGGTTTATACTGCTGGAGTACAATATGTGAGAGGTGCAGAGGTTGTATTATACACTACTTACACAGTTTAATAAATAACAAGGCGGTTGAAAATACCGCCTTATTTAAAACATTATAATAATGGCAGCGTGTGAATTTATATCAAACGGCAGACTTTTAGAATGCAAAAATTTTACAGGTGGTTTAGTTAATGCCTTTTTTGCTCCATTTTCAGATATTGGCGCAACGGTAGTTAATTCAGAGCTTACAGGTTTAGGAACTTTAGATGAAGTTTTTAAATTTGAGTTAAAAAATACAGGTAACACTTATATTGAAACTGAAACAGCATCAAGAGATAACGGAACTATTTTTTATGATAGCCAATTAAGTTTAGTACTAACCGGCTTAACTGCTGCTTTAGTAAATCAGGCTAAATTGCTTTCAAGAGATAGAATGTTAATCTTTTTAGAAGATAACAACGGAACATATCACGCTATTGGATTGAAAAATGGTGCTGATAAAACAACAGGAACAAGAGAATTAGGTGGAGCTTTAGGAGATTTCTACGGATTAAAAATGACTCTTCAAGCATTAGAGCCTGAAACTGCTCCAATCTTATCAAGTGCAGCTATTACTTCTTTACTTGCTTTGGTTTCTGACCAGTATGTAAACGATTAATATTTTTTAAAATAAAGTTAAAGGACAGCGTATTAAGTTACGCTGTCTTTTTTTTTGTATCAAAATTTATTTTTATCGTTATATAAGTATGATAATATTTAGACCATCTCAAGAAACTCAAACTGTAACAATTATCCCTCGTTATGAAGCGGATTTAGTTACGTTAAAAATACGTGATGAAAGCAAGGCCACAGAAGAAACTTTTGAGGATTTAACAACCTCTTATAGTTTTGGATATTTGACTTTTGAATTTACTAAAACAGTTACTGAAGGAAGTACTTTTGAATTTGAGGTTTTAGATAATGAAAATACACTATTTCGAGGCAAGGCATTTGCAACGGATCAAACAGATTTACAAAATTATAAAATCAATCAATAATGGGAGATTTAAGAACAATAAGTTTAAGCGCATTTGATACGCAGATTTTTGAAGAAGTAAAGCCAAGCGGTAAAACTTATGTATTAAATGGCAAAAACAATGAAGGTTATGATTATGTTATTAATCGTTACAAACATTCTCCAACAAATGCTGCTATTTTAGACAGTTATTACTCTTATACTTATGGCCAAGGCTTGACTGCAAATTATAAGGCAGACCAAGCTATACAAATGGCCAAAGTCAACAAGCTATTTACAAAAGATACAGTTCGTAAATTGGTAAAAGATTATACCTTATTTCATGAGTGTAGTTTTGAGGTAATTTTAGGCAAAACAGGAAATGAAATTGCTGAAATAAATCACTTACCAAAAAACAAAGTTGTACCTAATGAAGTTGATGAAAATGGAGTTATTAATTCTTATTGGTATTCTTACGATTGGAGTGATTTAAGAAAATATCCGCCAACTCAAATACCGGTATTTGTTCAAGGCACAACAGAAAAAAAGACAGTCTTTGTAATTAAGGAATATTCAATAAACGATTTCTATTTTGCAAGGCCATCTTATTATTCGGGATTAAACTATGCCGAATTAGAAGAACAAATTTCTGTTTATTGTGTGAACCATATTAAGAATGGCTTGAGTGCAGGACACATTATTAATGTAAATGAAGGCGTTACTGATGACGAGGTTAAAACGCAATTTGAACGTAACATTATTAAAAAATGGACCGGAGCAAATAACGCTAATAAGTTTATATTATCGTTTAACTCGAATAAGGATAATGCTACTACGATTGAAACTATAACAATCGCAGATGCACACCAACAATATCAGTTTTTAACAGAGGAAGCTAGAAAGCAATTATTGACAGCTCACAAAGTTGTAAGCGGTGCAATTTTAGGCATTCAAACTGCAACAGGATTTAGCAGTAATTCAGATGAAATTGAAACTGCTTTCTCTGAAACGATGTTAAACGTTATAACACCAATGCAAAACGCTTTGACTGATGGATTTGAGTACGTATTAGGTCAAAATAAAATTACTTTAGAGCTTTATTTTGAGAATTTGCGACCTAAAAAGGTTGAGCAACCTATTGTAAAAATGTCAGAGCAAAAAAAAACAATAGGCATTGAACTGATTAATTTAGGTGAGGATGAAGATTTAGAGAATTACGAGTTAATAGAGTGTAAACCTGTTGACTATGATGAAGAAGAAAAGCTATCTTATCAGTTTGCTACAAGCACAGGAACTGCAAATTCAAATCGAAGAAGTATTTATGATACCGATTTTTATCTTTTTCGTTACCGATACGCAGGGAATTCATCACCCGAAAGAGAGTTTTGTAAAAATATGATGAGTGCCAATAAGATTTACAGACGAGAGGATATTGAAGCGATGGGAGATATTACAGTAAACCCCGGTTTTGGTAAGCATCCTAACCCAAATAATCCATATTCTATTTGGCGACATAAGGGCGGTGGCTTGTTAAGTGCCACATTTACAGGGGGAACTTGTAAACATTATTGGGAAAAATTAACCTATAAAATTAAAGATGTAAAACCTGATGTTAAATCTCCGATAGCGATTGAAGATGCAAAAAAAGACAGAGCAAGTGGAATAGCAGGAATAGCACCTCACGACATATAATTAAATTATGATACTATTAATAACACCACAGCAAGTAGTTGCAAAAACTCCATTAGGAGGCAATATTGATTTTGATAAAATTGTACCTTGCATTGAAGATGCACAGATTACAGATTTAGAGCCTTTAATCGGTCAATTTTTATATGATAAAATTATTACTGATTTTGAGAATGACGATTTAGATGGATTATATTTAACTTTGTATAACGATTTTATAATTGACTTTCTTATACGTGCATCAGCTAAAAATCTTTTATTAGTTTTGGCCTATCAAATTTCTAATGGTGGAGTTTATAAGCATACTGCTGAAAATTCAGAAAGTGTAACCAAATCAGAGATTGATTATTTAATGGTTCAGCAAAGAAGCAAACAAGAGGTTTTTGGAACTCGTATGCAAAAATGGTTGTGTTATAATAGAATTCCTGAATACTCTAAATTTAGTAAGATAGTAACCCGAAGAAAACAAAATGTAGGGAGTTGGTGGTTTGGTAAGAGTAACGATTTCAATGAGCAAATAGATACTTACATAAATGATGAAGAATAAGAAACCAAATATTGCACGTTTAAGAAACGAAGAAAAGCTAAAGCAGTTTTTATTTAAAAAACAAGTAAAGAAAGATGGCACAAGAAATAATTAATGTTGGAACGACTGCCAATGATGGTACAGGGGATAAGGTAAGGAATGCATTTATAAAAGTCAATAATAACTTTACTGAAATCTACGATGAAGGTGGTGCAAATATTACTGTTAATAATCCAGTTACTTCTACTGAAACAGATTTAGATACAGCTTTGGCTGATTTAGCTACTAATAGCGGTTCTCAAACACTTGCCGAAGTATTAGTAGAAGGAAACATAACCGATGGTACTGACATATCCATTTCAGATGGTGATAAAATCGTGTTAGACAATGGAGCAAACTTAAAAAAAGGCACAACCGATGCAGGACTTGGTGGAACTAAAGGTATAGCTTTACGATGCGCTGTTGATTACGAGTTGAAATGGGAAGCGGGTAGATTATATGTTATGGAGGGCGATGGATTTACCATTCGTGAGGTATCGCATAACTTTACAACTACACCAACAGTAACTGATGACGATACTAAAGGATTTGTTGTAGATAGCCGTTGGATATTAGATAATGGGGATGTTTATGTTTGTACTGATGACACAACAGGAGCTGCTGTTTGGGAGTTAGTAAATACTGGAACAACTCCAACGCTTCAAGAAGTTTTAGACAACAACCACGATTTAGTTGATGGTAATAACTTTCAAGGGACAGGAGCAGGAAGTACTAATACAGGAAGTAGAGTAAATGCTTTTGGTGAAGATTCTTGTTTTGCAAATGCTGGGCTTGATATAAATTCATTTGGAAAAAATGCAGGTAGAAATAATACTGCAAATGATTGTAATTTTATAGGTGCTGGTTCAGGTTTAAATAATACGGGGTATTTTGTAAATGGTTTAGGTGCTGGAAGCGCTGAAAATAACACAGGTTTTTATGTAAATGCTTTTGGAAGAGGTGCTGGAAGTTCAAATTCTTTTAAAAATATAAATTTATTTGGATATTTTGCTACTGCTGATGCAGATAATCAAACAGTATTTTCTAAATGGACAACATTAGTAACTAAATATTTAGGTCGATTATCATTTAATAATATAACAGCAGATAGAAAATGGGAATTACCTGATGCGTCAGGCACAATAGCTTTAACTTCTGATATACCAGCAGGAGGCGGAGGTGCTTCTATATCATTTTATCTTAATGGTTCAGTTTCTCAAGGCACAATAGGTAGTGTTGCATTTAAAGAAATGGACAGAACGCCTATATTAGGTGCTGGTACTAACTTTACAATAAATGCAGATGGTTATATTCAATCATTTATTACAGATGCAAATGTTCCTAATCAATTAGAAATTCCAGCGGGAAATTGGAACTTTGAAACTTATTTTAGTGCTTCGAGTGGTGGTGGAAGTCCATCATTTTATGTTGAATTATATAAATGGAATGGAACTACATTATCTTTGATTGCAAGTAATTCAACAAACCCAGAGTTTATTACAGGTGGAACAAATATAGATTTATACGTTAGTGCTTTAGCAGTTCCACAAACAACGTTATTAGCAACAGATAGGTTAGCAGTTAGAATATATGTAAATCATAGTAGTAAAACTATAACATTACATACTGAAGATAATAACCTTTGCCAAGTTATAACTACATTTACAACAGGATTAACTGCATTAAATGGATTAACTGACCAAGTGCAATACTTTGATGTTGGAACAGGAGCTACAAATTTTAATATATCATCAAGTGGTGATACACATACATTTAATTTATTATTTAATATAAGAAGAAATGCAAATAATTCTTCTAATAATAATATAAATTATAATGGATATGCCGTAACAGGTTCAGCAGAATCATCAGCAGTATGGACAATAACAAGATTAACAATAGCTGCAAGTGGTTCAATAACCGTTGCAACTGCTACAAACGTAGCTTGGACAGATAGAGAATCAGCAACATACATTTAAAAAATAGAAATTATGCCAATTACAAGTACAAACCCGATTGAAGTAGATGGAGAAGTTTATCCATATTTTATGATTAATTTAGCAATATCACCTTTGGTTAAACCAACTGATATAGGTGCAAGTGTTGCTATGCGTTTAACACCTTATAGAGTGTTAGATGATGGAAGTTCAGAAAGTTTACCCGATAATTCTATTCCTATAACTTATATGGATGTTTTTGATAGTGGGGATACAGACGCTATAAATGCAGCTATGTCTATTATGGGTGCATTGCAGACTTTTATTAATGATAAAAATCTTTAATTATGGCAAATATAAAAGCAGTTGCAAATGGTAACTGGAGTAATACAGCTACTTGGGATGGTGGCATATTGCCAACAAGTGCTGACGATGTGTTTGCTAATGGATTTACAGTAACTATTAATGGTACTTTTACTGTATTAAGTATTCGTAACACATCGGGAACTGGTATTGTTGCTGGTGGTCAATTTATTTATGCAAATGGTGGTAATTTAACTTGTACTGCTGCTCAAGCTATTTTTGCTGGTATAGCAAATATTCCAGTACTTGAAATGACTTTAGCAAGTCCAAATACCGCTACTTTTAATGGTAGTTGTTTAACTTTAAATTCTTCTTCAAATTTTACTGGTATTAGACTTTCGAATACTGGAACTTTAAACTTAAACGGAAATTACAATTTAGATGGTGCTAATTCAAGAGTTTTAATTTCAGTAACTTCTACTGGGACACTTAATATTGTTGGAGATGTTACTTCTACAGTTACTGGTATTGCTTCAAATTTAAATGCCATTCAAATGGCAACAAATGGAACTATAAATATAACTGGTAATGTTACTGCGTCAACAAATACTACTTTATCATCTTCTACTATTTTTATAAGTTCAGTTGGAAATTTAAATATAACTGGGAATACAACTGCTAATTCAACACCCGCTATTTATTTAACTGGAGCAGTTAATTACACTCAAATAGGGAATGTAAATGCTTCAACAACTCAATCAGCAATTTATAATACAAATGCTGCTGCAACGATTTCTGTTACTGGAATAATAACTGCTGGAAGTGGCGCCCCAGCAATATATGCAGCCTTTGCTTTATCAAGTGGATATGGCTCTGGAACTTTTGTAAAAGTAAGTGGAAACGTAGTTAATAGTTCTAATATAATAGCTATTGTAGCACCTAGAGTAACAATAGACACCAATACTTCAAGTTGGTTATTTCAAATAAGTACGGGTGGCAATAGAACTTTATATGCTGCTGGAGTAGCTTTAGGAAATCCAGCAACAACAGACGTAAGATTTGGAACTACTTATGGTGCATCAAGTGAATTAACTGGAACGTTAAGAGTACCAAGTGCTGCAAACGTATTAAGTGGAGTTTTAGTAGATGCAACAACGGGAACGTTATTAATGACACCAGCAGACTTTTGGAATTATTTAATTTCAAGTGGATTTACTGCTAATAGTATCGGTGACAGATTACAAAACGCAAGTACAGTAGCAACAACTGGAGGTCAAATAGCAAGTTATACAATATAGTTATGAAACAAATTAGAAATATAGCACATTACGTAGTTGGATTTGTTTTTCTCTATACTATTGGAAACGCTACTTATGTAACTGACTTTTGGTTATGGCAAAAAATAGTTGGCTCTATATTAATAGGATTAATATTTGGTGGAACTATTGGTGCATTTTGGGAGTTATTTAATAATATAGCATTTGGTATTCAACACGATGAAAAGGATGTAAAGAGAACTGCAATAGGTGGTGTTTTAGGTTGTATGTTGGCTTGTTTTTATATCAATATAAACTTTATATCTTTTTGGCTTTTTTACGCTTGTATTGCCATAATTATAATTGATTTAATACGTGCAATAAAAAAGAAAAACAATGAGTAAAGAAACTTTAGATAAGCTATTAAACAAATGGATTTCACGAAAGCTATTAGTTTTTATTGTTGCTTGTGTAGGTTTATTTTTTAGTAATATAACATCATCAGACTGGGTAATTGTTGCGACTGCTTATATAGGCATTCAAGGTTTTACTGATATAGTCGCTAAAATAAAAACATAATGATACCTCAATCCTTAAAAATCTACGCCTTGAATACTGCCTCGATGATTATTTCATTTAGTAATATTGAACAGACTTTGAAAATAATTCTATTGACTGTATCGATAGTCTATACCATAATTCAAACTATCAAATTATTAAACAAAAATAATGAAGCTAAATAAAGAAGGATACGATCTGATAAAATTATTTGAAGGATTAAGTCTTAAACCATATTTATGTAGCGCAAAAGTGCCGACTATTGGATATGGCTCGACTTTTTATGAGAACAATAAAAAAGTTTTAATGTCAGATCCTGCAATAACCAAACAACGTGCAGATGAGTTACTTCAAATAAGTGCTGATAGGTTTGCTCGTAAAGTGGTTAATTTAGTTAAAAAACCAATTACTCAAAATCAATTAAACGCTTTAACATCCTTCGCCTATAATTTAGGTTCGGGAGCTTTGGCTTCTTCCACTCTTTTAAAAAAGGTAAATGTAAACCCAAACGATTTGACTATTAGAAACGAATTTTTACGCTGGAACAAGGCTAATGGAGTTGCATTAAAAGGATTAACTAATCGAAGAATAAAAGAAGCTGATTTATATTTTACTCCTTAAACTTATGAGTGTAAAAGGCAATCAAAACGCTGCGACTTACAAAAAAGATATTGTATTGACTTTTATAAATAAGTTCCCAAACGCAACAACAATGGCTATTGCAAGATTGATTTATGATGAACATAAATTAGACTTTAGTTCACTTGATACCGTAAGAACCAACGTAAGAAGATACAGAGGTGAAAATGGTAAAAATAGTTCGCCTGTTTCTAAAGCCGGAGAACGTACTGAAAACCAAAAAAAACAATCTATGAGCAAAATTATTGACTTACCCGAAAGCGATTATGAAAAGTGTGAAGCCTTTATAATTCCAAAAGGACAAAACAATATATTAATCTTAAGCGATATTCATTTCCCTTACCAAGACAATAAAGCTTTAGAATTGGCCATTAATTACGGACTTGAAAACAAAGTCAATACAATCTATTTAAATGGAGATATAGCTGACTTTTACCAATGTAGCCGATTTACAAAAGACAGACGATTGAGGGATATGGCGGGAGAGTTAGAAATGGTTAGGGGTTTTCTAAAAATGATGCAAGATTTATTCAAATGTCCAATATATTATAAAATCGGAAACCACGAAAAAAGATACGAGGATTATTTAATGATTAAAGCTCCGGAGTTATTAGGTATAGATGATTTTAAACTTGAACAACTTTTACGATTTAGAGAGTTTGGTGTTACATTAGTTAAAGATAAGCAAATGGCTTTGGCAGGTAAGCTTCCAATTCTTCACGGACACGAATGGTTTGGGGGATTTGCTCCGCCTGTTAATCCTGCAAGGGGTTTATTTATGAAGGCTAAAGAGAGTGCAATCGTAGGTCATCACCATCGCACATCAGAACACACAGAAAAGACTTTAAGCGGTGAAGTTACAACAACATGGTCAACAGGATGTCTTTGCGGTTTGGAGCCGGAATATGCGCCTTATAATAATTACAATCATGGGTTTGCTCATGTTAAAGTTTTTCAAGATGGGAACTATGAATTAAAGAATATTAGAATAATCAATTATAAAATTGTGTAATGGAAAATAAAGTTCTGCCTGATCTTGATTCGCAAATTGAGAAAGTAGCGAATAAAATGCTTCGACAATATTTAAGAGGTCAAAACTGCGAAAAAACAAATGCAATTTATAGAGAATTAATAAAACAAAAATATGGCTGATATAGCAAAGTGTTCAGACAGTTTATGTCCAAGTAAAGACTATTGTCATAGGTTTACTGCTCCGGCAAGTTTAATTTATCAATATTATGAAGGATTCAGTAGAGAGGAAGACGCTGACAACTGCGATATGTTTTGGCCTAATGGTAAATGTAGATACTGCGGTCTTGAAAATGGAATACACAAAATGGGTTGTGAAACAAGAAAAATTCAAATTAACTTATAAGTGTATATTATATTATACAAAAATACTAAAAAGTGTATTAAATGTACAATATATTGTACCAATAAATGTAACTTATAAGTTACTAATCGTTTAAATATAAACCCTAAAAAATGGGGTTTTAATTGATAC